CCTTAGGGCTCCCCTAGTGCTTTGTCACTGCCGAGAATCTTTCGGTTCCATTGTCCAGGATACGGCGCTTTTTGCAGTGCACCGTGTCGCGTCCAACTTCGCCTAGTCAGCGAACCCCCGTTTGGAAGGACCCACCCTAATGGGTGAATACAAGGAGCAATCACGCAAAATTTCTGGGAAAGTCTATTCCAACCAGTTTGAACAATGGTCGGGATCCCGAGTCGTAGACCGGGGACAATCTCAGATGCAATGGTTGCAACCAACGCAGACGACCTATTCTTATAGGACGTCTCCGGGCATTTCAGATGAAATGAGTCCTGAAGCCATTGCGGAGTTTACCGATGTTACCAGAAATGGTTTCACGGAAACTGACCCGCAATGGGATACAGGCCATTCATTCCATACGACTAAGACTAGCCGTCGGTGTAGCCACGAAATGTGGAAGAACTACACGTTTTCGACGGATGGTCTTAATAAAAGAGTCGACAGGTGGGGGCCTCTAAGCCCTATGCTTGCCGACCAGTATGGATTTGTAGGCAACTTCCCTGCAGTCCCTCGGTTGTCCGATTCCGATATTTCAAAATACGGAACTCGGGCAATCGCTCAGACTGCGCCTACAAACGGAAATGCGAATCTCTCGCAAGCACTTCTTGAGCTGACCGAAGGTCTGCCCAGGATGGTTGGACGGTCGATGTTCGAACCTCACCGTAATGGTGCTTCCGGAGCCATTGGCTCTGAGTACCTTAATGGTGTATTCGGCATTCTTCCGTTATACAACGATGTGCGTGGAATTTGCGAGGCAGTTTCGAATTCATCGAAGCTGATCAAGCAATACAAGAGAGATTCTGGTAAACTTGTAAGGAGACGATTTTCGTTTCCTAGAGAAATCGAAAACTCCGTTACGGAGAATGTCGGTAACTCTAGGTATCCTGTCGATGGGTACGACAACTGGTCGGACCAGGCATGGTTTGAGCCTGGTTCGAACACTGTCCCATCAGTTTCCAGGCATTCCGAGGTCCGAAAGGACACTTGGTTTGCTGGCGCGTTTATGTATCATCTCGAGGCCGGTGATTCCGTCCTTGAGAAATTGACGCGCTTTGAAGAGTTGGCTAATCACCTACTCGGCACTAGAGTTACGCCGAGTACTCTCTGGGAACTGGCTCCTTGGTCCTGGTTCGGAGACTGGTTTGGTACGATTGGAGATGTACTCCAAACGTCCAGCCTCCTGTCTTCGGATGGACTTGTCATGAAGTACGGTTATCTCATGCGGCATACTTTGCAGCATGATACGTACTCCATGCCGGCCGGGCTCACCTTTCGGGGTGGGCGTAAGACCGGGCCTATCTCTATGCGCCTTAGTCGAGAGACTAAGGAGCGAGTGAAGGCAACTCCATACGGGTTTGGCACCAAGCCGACGGATTTTTCAATCCGTCAGTGGGCCGTCCTCGGAGCCCTGGGTTTAACCAAGGCTCCACGAATTCTTCCTTGACTAAGGAGAATTCAAGGGTGGGGGGTTCATATAACTTTCCACCTCCAACTGAATACCAACTTCATATCCAAGTCGAAGGATGCACGCCATGTCTTATTCCGATCCCCAGTCCATTACTCTTTCCGGTACTGCTGTCTCGCTTCCGCGAGTCAGCTCCGGTCTCAACAATGGTGCGTTTAGCACCCCTGATGGGACTGCCGTGCTGCGTGTTTCGCATGCCTATGGCAAGCGAAACCGTCGTACGGTCCGGCTGGAGCACTCCAAGATTGCCGTCGATCCTCTCACGTCTGCCAACACCAAGTTCTCCATGACCGCTTACGTGGTCGTGGACGTGCCCCCTGTGGGGTACACGGTGGCGGAGGCGCAGGCCGTTGTCGCTGGCCTGACGAAGTTCCTGACGGACACTAGCGGCTCGAATGTCGCTAAGCTGCTTGGAGGAGAGAACTGACCAAGCGAGCGTTTCTTAGTTCCCTAGCCTGCGGGCTAGGTCTAGGAGCGCTTGCAACGGTTGGTTTCTCTCAGGGGTACCGACTCGTCCGGGTGACACCCAAGAAGAAGGTTTCGCATCTGCGATCCTTCGACTCGGAGTGTTATCCGCTCTGAGCCGGACTTTTCATAGGGACTGACATGGCTAAGGATCCACGAACCTCTGTTAGGAGGTCACGGTGAAAAGCCTGACAGCATTCTCGCACATTGTCCTCAAAGATCTTGGGGACAGATGTCACATCAGCACTAGTCGTGATAGTAATACCATCACGGCTCGAGTCGAACATGAAGGTGAGTCGTTTCTTACGCTCACCCTGCCCGCCTTCGGTAAAGACTTCCAAAAAAGTCTTGACCGCGGGTTGGTAGCTCACGACGTGTTTCTTAGTTTTAAGAGGCACGCAGGTCTCCCCCAATTTCTTGGAGGTTTCCTTGAGCTTGTGTTCGACCGCGAGACTGGTCTCTTGCTCTCTGATCCGTCCATTCATGCAATCTTTGCCATCCATCAATTTACATCGATGTTTGGTAAAGTTGCTGGCATGTGCTCTGATGAGCGCGTGTCGGCTGCGTGGACGGGTTTTGTTGAGTGTGAGCAGAGTGTTCGCGATGCTGATGCGAAGAGGTCTTTGACTGACGTCGAAGACTTTAACCGCATCAGCGCCCTCCTGTTTCGCGAGGTGTTTTCGTCGGTAGACCTAGCGGTCTATCGGCGCACCTTGATACCGAAGCATGGGCCCGGCGCTACAGCTGAAAAGCTGAGTGCAAACGCTAAGTACCGCTCTGTCGAGTGGACTGAACGTTTGGACAAGGTATTCCCTTTTGAGGAGTACCTGTTCCCGAACTTGGGTTGGTATCAACACTTTCCCAAGGTGGACATTCTCGAACCTGGTGCGGAACGACCCGTAAGGGTTGTTGCCGTACCTAAGACGTCGAAGACGCCTCGCATCATTGCCATCGAGCCTACCTGTATGCAGTATGCACAACAGGGACTGCTCGAGGCCATGACGGAAGGAATTCAAGAGGTTGATTACCTCAAGAACCTTCTCGGAAATCTAGATCAAGAGCCGAATAGACTCTTGGCTAGACGTGGCTCCCTTGATGGGAGTCTCGCTACACTCGATTTGAGTGAAGCTTCCGATCGCGTTTCGAATCAGCTGGTACGTGGTATGCTTGCTCGATGGCCGCATTTGCAAGAGGCCGTCGATGCATGCAGATCACGGAAAGCTGACGTTCCTGACCACGGAGTGATCCGTTTGGCCAAGTTCGCGTCGATGGGTTCAGCCTTGTGCTTCATCATGGAGGGGATTGTCTTTACGACAATCGTGTTCATGGCATTGGAGCGCGAGCTCAAGAGGCCACTTACCCTCAGAGACGTTAAGTCATCTGTGGGCCGAGTGCGCATCTACGGGGACGATATTATCGTCCCTGTAGACATGGTGAACCGCGTGATCGAGTTGCTTGAAGCCTTTGGGCTGAAAGTTAACTCAGGCAAATCTTTCTGGACTGGTTCGTTCAGAGAGAGCTGCGGTGGGGATTACTACGCGGGCCAGGATATTACACCTGTCCGGGTTCGTGAGCAATTCCCCAGATCACGCAAGCACACTGACGAGATTGTCTCGACTGTTTCCTTGCGGAACCTCCTGTTCGATAAGGGTGGTTTCGAGGGTTCAGTTGAGTACCTTGATGATATGCTGGTTAAGTTACTGCCAGTATATCCTGAGGTACCAAGAGACTCTCCCGGCTTGGGACGCTGGAGCCATAGCCCGGTTGAATGGGCTAGACTCTGTGACCGTCGTCATACGCCTCTAATCAAGGCGTGCGTCGTGTCGCACCGTTTACCGTCTGATTCTCTAGACGATTACGGAGCTCTCATGAAGATGTTTCTGAGGCGAGGCGAAATGCCCCACCAAGATTCGAAGCATCTTCAGCGTGCTGGACGTCCTGTGTCCGTCGACATCAAGACCAGGTGGATCCCATTGTATTAGTAATGGGATTGGGTAGGGATAACAACCCACCCAAGCGGGAACGAAAGTTCCGGTGGCCGTAAGACAGCCACTCGGGAGATGCAAGCAATAGGATATTCTCCTATTGTTTACGCAG